ATGACCACCGCACCCATCCGCTCCGGCCCACATCGCCACCACGATCGGATGCCCCCCATGTGCATGTTCTCCTCGCCGCCGAAAGCCGAGCCACCGCAGGCGCCACCCGAATACGCCCAGCAGAAGACGCCTGACTACGCCGCCGCCCAGTCCACGGCCGCGCGCCGTGCCTCCGACAAGGTGAAGGGCGCTCCCTCCACCATCCTCACCTCTCCGTCAGGCGCGCCGCCGCTTGCAGATACGCAGTCGCCGGCGCTCTCGGGCAATACCGCCAAGAAGACGTTGCTCGGACAGTAAGGGCCCAGACACAAGGCATTGGACATCAGCATGGAAAACCTCCGTCGCGACAACGAGACACAGATTGCCTATCACCGCCGGCGGCTCGCCGAGCTGAAGGAGGTTCGCCAGCCCTGGGAGGCGGAATGGCGCGCACTTGCCGAGCATATCGAGCCGACGCGGCTTCGCCTCTATTCCGATCGGGAAGGCCCGCGCTCGCGCGACAAGATCATCGACAGCACCGGCAGCCATGCCTATGAGACGCTGAAGTCAGGCATGCATTCGGGGCTGACCTCGCCGGCGCGGCCCTGGTTCCGGCTGACGACCTTCGATCCCGATCTGAAGAAGCAGGATTCCGTCAAGGTCTATCTCGCCGCCGTGCAGGACAAGATGCGCGAGGTCTTTGCGGCCTCCAATCTCTACCGCGCCTTCCACATCGGCTATGGCGATCTCGGCCAGTTCGGCCAGTCCGTCGCGATCCTCGTCGAGGATGAGGAGACGGTCATCCGCGTGCAGCAGCTGGTGCATGGCCGCTTCTGGATATCAAGGGATCACAAGGGGAAAGCCACGACGCTTTACCGGGTGTTCCGCTGGTCCGTGCAGCGCATCATCGAGCGCTTCGGTTACGACAATGTGCCGGAGCGGCTGCGCAGCCTCTATGACAGCTCGAAATATGGCGAATGCTTCGATGTCTATCACGCGATCGAACCCCGCTACGACCGCGACCCCAAACTGATCGACAAGCGCAACAAGGCCTTCCTCTCCAATTACTGGATCGACGAAACAGGCGGCGATCTGCTGGAAGAAAGCGGCTTCGACAGCAATCCGATCATCGCACCCGCCTGGGAGCTTTCCGAGGACGATCACTACGCACTCTCGCCCGGCCAGAAGGCGCTCGGCGATATCAGGATGCTGCAGCTGGAACAGACGCGGAAGCTCGAAGGCATCGACAAGAAGGTGCGCCCGCCGATGAACGCGCCGACCTCGATGCAGAACAGCCCGGCCTCGCTGCTGCCGGGTGCGGTGAATTACGTGGATGATCCGACCGGCAAGGGTTTCAGGCCTGCGATGGAGGTGAACCTCAGCCTCGCGGAACTGCGCGAAGATATTCAGGAAGTGCAGAACCGCATCGAGAAGACCTTCTTTGCCGATCTCTTCTTCGCCATCACCAATATGGAAGGCGTGCAGCCGCGCAACCAGTTCGAGCTGACGCAGCGCAAGGAAGAGCAGCTCTTACAGCTCGGCCCTGTGCTGGAAAACGTCTTCGGCGATCAGCTGGGGCCGACCATCGACCGCACCTTCGATATTCTGGCGGCCCGCGACGAACTGCCCCCGCCCCCGCCGGAGCTGCAGGGCACCGAGCTGAAGGTGGAGTACATTTCCACCCTCGCGCAGGCACAGCAGGCGGTAGCAACGGGCGCCATCGAACGCGGCGTCGCCTTCATGGGCCAGGTCTCCGCCGTCAAGCCGGAAGCGCTCGACAAGCTCGATGTCGATGAGGCGATCGACCTCTATTTCGACGCGATCGGCGCCCCGCCCTCGATGATCCTCGCCGATGACAAGGTCGAGGATATCAGGGCCCAGAGGGCGCAGCAGATGCAGGCGGCGCAGACCGCGCAGATGGCCTCGCAGGTCGCACCTGCCCTCAATCAGGGCGCCCAGGCCGCACAGGTGCTGGCGGACGCCAATGACAACCCGAATGGCGCGGCACTTCTGCGCCAGCTGGGGCTCGCCTGATGGACCATTTTAAGGATCAACCATCTGCCCCCCACACCATCGGGCGAGACGAAATCACGACGGCGTTTCGCGAGGTCTTCGCGACCGCATCCGGCAAGCGCGTGCTGTTCTGGATGCTGGAACAATGCGCCGTCTACCAGGAGGCCTATGCGGGAGAGCTTGGCAACGCGACGCATTACACGCTCGGACGGCAGGGTGTGGGCCGGCGGCTGATCGCCGAGCTCGACCGCATCGACCCGACGCTCTATCCGCGCCTGCTGCTCGCCATCGCGGATCTCAAGGCAAACGACAAGGCAGCGGCGGTTAGCCGCGCGAAAAGCGAGGAAGGGCAAGACCATGACATCGATGCTTAGCAGGAGCCCGTTTCCGGCCATCCTGCGCAATGCCGAAGGCAGCGGCTCCGGTGGCGGCGAGACGCCCGCGCCCGAAAACATTCTCTTCCCCAACGAGGAGACGTCACCGGAAAGTGACCTCGGCGCTGGCGATCAGGATCATGCCTCTGCCGAAAATCATGAGGCCGCCAAGCCCGAGGGAAACGCCGATAGCGACCCTGCTGACCGCGTGCCCGACGATGGCCGCTATTCGCTCACCATGCCCGAAGGCATCGAGGTGGATCAGGAGCTGGTCGAGGCGCTCGGCCCTGACTTCCACGAGATGGGCCTGACCAACCGGCAGGCGCAGCAACTTGCCGACCGCTTCATCGAGATCCAGGGCCGGCGCGGCAAGGCGGCGGGCGAAGCGTGGGCCGGCCGCGTTCAGGGCTGGGCGGACGAAGCCCGCAAGGACCGTGACATCGGCGGGGCGAAATGGGGCGGCACCGTGGGCTCGGCCCAGCGCGCGCTCTCGCGCTTGGGCACGCCGGCGCTGCGCGAGTACCTGAATACCAGCGGCGGCGGCAACCACCCCGAATTGATCAGAATTTTCGCAAAGGTCGGATCGATGATCCAGGAGGACAACCCACCGAATGGCGGCGCGGGCGGACACGGCAGGAAAGCCGAAACCGCGCACCTGATGTTTCCCAAAGACGCACCGAAGGGCTGATAAGACATGGCTACCATTGGCAGCTACTACCCCAATCTCGTTGACGCATTCAAAGGCTCTGCCGAAGGCGCCGTCATCGAGCTTCTCTCGCAGCAGAACCCGATCCTCGACGACGCGATGGCCGTCGAGTGCAACATGGATGCCGTGCACCGCCATATGGTGCGCACCGGCCTGCCCTCCGTTTCCTGGGGTCGGCTCTATCAGGGCATCAAGCAGTCCAAGGCCACCATGCAGCAGGTGGACGACACGACGGGCTTCGTGCATGCCCGCTCCGAAATCGACATGCGCCTGCTCGATCTGGCACCCGACAAGGCGAAGGCCCGCCTCGTCGACACCATGCCCTTCATCGAGTCGCTGAGCCAGGAAATGGCTTCCGGCCTCTTCTACCACGACACGGCAACGGCCCCGGAGAAGTTCAAGGGCCTGTCTGCCCGCTACTCCGCCTATAACCCCAACCTGCCGAACCCGGCGCAGCCGAATATCGCCAGCCAGGTGGTCCACGGCGGCGGCACGGGTGCGGACAATACCTCGATCTGGTTCGTCACCTGGGGCGACCATGCCACCCACCTTCTCTACCCGAAGGGCACAAAGGCGGGCGTGAAGATCGACGACAAGGGCGAGCAGCGCGTGCTGGACGCCAATGGCGACCCCTACTATGCCAAGGAAACTCTCTACACCTGGCATCTGGGCGCAGCCGTGAAGGACTGGCGCTACAACGCCCGCGTCGCCAATATCGATGTCTCCGACATGATGGCCGGAACCGTCGATCTCTGGTCGCTCTTGCGCAAGGGCTACTACCGCCTGCAGTCGCGCCGGCTGAACGCCAAGGCGAGCCGCATCGCCATCTACATGAACAAGGATGTGCTCGAAGTGCTCGACGTGCAGTCCACCGACCGGGCGCTGACCTCCGACCGGCAGAACACGGTGCACCTGACCACGCAGTTCGTCGAGGGCCAGGAAGTGAAGTTCTATCGCGGCATCCCGATCCGCGAAACGGACGCCATCCTCAACACCGAAGCGGCCGTTCCGGCACTCGTCTGATCGTCTCTATCAAGTCCCGCCGTGATGAGCGGCGGGCACTCCCCTCAACGAAAGGCATCACAATGATTTTCGACCGGCAGACGCTGCTTTCGGACGCGCAGGTTATCACCGCGACCGGCCCCAGCACCAATGTCATCAATCTCGGCCCGATCAAGCAGGGGCTGACCCGCGATATCGGCAAGGGCGAACCGATCCCCTTCCTTATTCAGGTGGTGGAAAGCTTCAACAATCTGACCTCGCTCGCCGTCACCATCCAGACGGACGACAACGAGGCCTTCGCCACGCCGAAGGCCGTGATCACGACGACGCTTGTCCTCGCCGATCTCAAGGCCGGCAAGATCATCCCGCCGAGCCACATCCCGCGCGGCACGGACGAGCTCTACCTGCGCCTGCTCTACACCGTGACCGGCACGGCCCCGACCACGGGCAAGATCACTGCCGGCTTCACCGCGGGCGTTCCCTCGCATGGTTGATGTCATAGCCAACGTCTCAGGCTATTTCGGCGGCGCCAGACGCGACCCCGGCGAGCGCTTCAGCTTGCCGGACGCGCTCTGGAAGGACGAAAAGCGCCGTCCGAAATGGGTGCGGCTTGCCCGATCCGGCGACAAATCCACCGGCAAGGCTGAAGCCGAACCGGCCGAGAAAAAGCCGGCCGCAAAGGCAGCCAAGCTTCCCATGTCCCCCGAGCCTGAAGGCAACGGCGTGCAGGAAGCGCTCGGCGGCCCCGCCCCGGACTGGACGCCACCGGAAATCCACAACTCCCCCCAGCCTGGCGACTGA